CAACTCGCCTTCACAGACTCCAATCCAGTCGCCAGCATACTCAATATCAAGTACGTTGTACATGCGAGTATCAACACCAACCATACCCATATACTTCGGTTCAACGGCAGGATTAAGAGAGCGAAAGCGCAGGTCAACAACGCCAGTCTTCGTGATATACGGAATACTAAGCCGTCCTGTGTACTGTTCATGTCCAGGTTCAGGCTCCTCTACTACGCCTAATCGCGCCAGACGCGCTACTTCCTTTGTGATTCCCCGACTTGCTAGGTAATCTTCCGCCAGAGAGATGCTTCCCGCGTACTTGCTGGTGGCTCTCCCCAGTAATTCCTTCTGCGATAGACTTTGCTTCACGTATATCACACCCTTCTTTCTTAGCAATTATTTGAATGCTATTGCCTTGCATACCACACGCGAAGCAATTGAAAATGTTCTGTCTTGTATTGAAACTTGCACTTGCGTGACTGTCATTATGGAACGGACACTTGACGTTGACTTGACCAGAGGAGCGGTTGATGTTGGCACCGTAGTGCTTCAACACCGCCACTATGTCTGGTAAGTCATCCACCAAATACATCGCCCAACCTTAATACTAGATACGAATCTGCTATTGACTTGCCTCTTGCTTTGATAAGTACTGCTGGCATTACCTTGTCTCTGGTAAGCCCTCTGGCTTCTGCGTAGTGTACGGCTTCAACCTGTGCTTCTTTTGTCCATCCACTAAGGTCAATGGCGTTGCCTGCCCCTGGGGCTTTACATTCGATAACGCCAATGCTACCAAGGAAGTCTGAGCGGACAACAACGTCGCCCTCATCTTTTGCACCTGTTCGAGCAAGTCGCTCACTATCGTATCCATTTGCTCGAAACCAGTCTCGGATGTCGGTTTCATAGGTTGCACCTCTAGCCTTGTGACTCTTCCTTGTTGTCATTTGTATCCTCAAAGTTAGGTACTACTACTGATTCGATTGCTGAGCGAAGCGCATTCTCGAAGTGAGATGTGATTGCATCTGCTGCATCCTGCCAACCTTGTAGGTATGCCTGTTGTCTTGACTCTGTAAACGCATTATCTATTAACATTGTTTCCCCTTAAACATTCTCTGGTATATCGTCGATGTACATGTATTCTGGATTGAATGCTAGCCACGTCATGAGCGTTCCGTTTGCATCTGCTCTTCCGTAGCGATTCTTGACTGATGCAACGCCCATCGATGTGCCAACAGTCCCGAGCGTGCATATGAGTGCAGGGAGTTGAGAGACCTTTCCCTGGATTGCACTTCTTGGCTGACAAGGATTTCCTGGAACTGCTTCCGAAGTGTGGTGTAGTACAACAATCGCTGCATTAGTGTCTCTCGCAAGGAACTTCAACTCCTTCATAATTGCTCGCATAGAAGCGAACTCTTCGCCACCATCTGTGGCTACATCCATAAGGTTGTCCAAGACAATGAGAGATGGGCTGCAACCCCACAACTCTTCGAATGCTTGGACTTCCTCATCGATGTCTTCTAATGTTGGTGACGATTCGAATGACCAGACTATATGATTTCCTTTTTGGAGGACTGCTTTTGTCCAACCAACATCAGTATTAAGTTTCTGCTCAACGTCTGACTGACTCTTCCCCGAAATCATAGATGCCAGACGCATCGCCATAGTATGTGCATTAGTATCTGCAGAAATATACAGAGTAGGCACATTCGTTTTGAGTGCAAGTGCTAGGGCTAGTGTAGATTTACCAGCCCCAGGAGCACCTGCAAACATAGAAACTTCTGAACGACGTATAATAATCTTGTTCGCTTCGAACGCCTTAAATGAACTAGGAAGAGGTTCTCCACCAATTGATGCACGTCCTACTGAGCGTACTAGTGTTCTCACTTGGTCCTCCTCCTAGTTATTTAAAATGGAAACTCTTCTGGTATTAGTTGACTGGCTTGCACTGCTCCGCGCCCTGAGGCATCGGACAGACCCACATCGCGTACGGGTTTCCCGTCTTGCTTGAGATTCCCGACTTGTACTTGCGAGGTCCGTGCTGGCATGTTGGTCCACCCTGTTGTTGGGTTACTGGAGCCATAGCGGACGGAGCCTGAGCCTGGGGTGGAGCGGAGGAGACTGATGGCGGAGTGCTTGGCGTTGAAGCCGATGTCGCTAAAGGGGCAACCCCGTAAGCACCGACCACCAAACGCTGCACCGCAGCAATCTGAGTTGAGTAATCGCCAATACCTTCGAGTAGAACACTTAGTTCATCGTTAGTATGAGCACGGATGTTAATCATATCCCCAGCAGGGGTCTTATATGATACTTGTAACTTCCAGTCTTCGGCCATTTATTTATCCTTCTTAATCGAGAATTGGCAATACTCTGTGAGTCCACACATGTACTGACAACTGTTTGTGTTGGGTAAGAATAGCGCAGCCTTTCGCGCTTTGTCAAATGTTTCTATCAAGTACTCCATCTTGTCGTAGGTGTACTCAGATAGGTCAACCATCTCAGAGATGTTGTTACCACGTGACATGTAGTAGGTTCCCCACTTGACCTCGATACCGAACTGTTGTTCGAGACCAAGTTTGTAGAAGCCTAGTTGCAAACTGCTAGTAGGTGTGTTCTGTGAAGTCTTGAGGTCGACAATAACAAGTTCGCCGTTGACCTCGAACACACGGTCGATAATCATCTTCACCTGTACATCATTGACGACAGGAGTTAGTGCAAGTTCGATTGCTTTGTTGCCATCTGGAGCAGTCCAAATCTTCCAGTTAGGGTTAGCCTTACGCCAGTTGACGTAGCCATCGACCCATCGAGGACCTTGGGTTTGCCAGAAGTTGACATCTTCCTTGTTAGGATTAGCCTTAGTTGCGCGACCACCAACGCGAGCATTGGTTAGGTCGGTATCACCTTTAGATAGTTCCCAAGCATTATCCCATAGTTGCTGTACGCTCATCCGTTCTCCTTGTCATAGTTTTCGCATGCTAGGTGGAACGCTGAACCGCCAACAGACCAGACGGATGGGGCTTCTTCTTTGCCGAGGAGTCTACCGAGGTAGTATTGGTACCCACAGGTTAGGTAGGTAGTGAATGCAGAGTACGATATGTGCTCTGGTAGGTTATATTCTTCTAGTTTGATTGACATAGTTCTATTATAGACATAGACACCGCTAGGTGTCAATTGTTTAAAGAATTGACAATTGAAAATTTATGTGTATAATTGATATATAAAGAAAATATATAAAGGCCTTCGGCCTTATATATAGTATATAAACTATATTATAATATCTAAGGAGTACTATGTCCAATTTTATTGAAGTAGCATTAGCCTCACTTACTGGTATCACTGTATTCTACCTACTAGAAGGACTCTACTACGAGGTGAAGGCTCGCATTCGAGGCAAGCAATATACCGATTGGCTCGAAGAACTAGAGGAAGAATACCAGCGCTAACTCCTAGAAACGACAAAAGACCCCCTCGCCCTAGTATAATCACTAAGGTAAGGGGGTTTCTTGTCTTAAAAGGGCCTTGGAAGGCGTTTAAAGGGTATTACTTGGAGCCACGTCCGTATTGCTTTTCAGTCTTATCAGCCCATTTAGCCAGTGGAGCAGCCAATGCTCCAACTAGGACTGCATACTCTGGCTTCATGTCTGTCAATAGGGCAATACCCATTGTGATGGCTGATGCTAGCAAGGCACGTAGGTATGACTTGATGGCAGCAACATCCTTTGGGCTTAGGAATTTGTTGAGTAGGTCTTTCATTTGTTCTCCTTCTTCTTTGGCTTATGCTTAATTGCTGCCTTCACCTTGTTGATGGTGGTGGGTGTTCCTAACCAAGGGAACCATGGAGAGATATCTTCCCCACAGGTTTCCTTGATTGATATATGAAGATGCTTGTCATGCTGGTTGACACCCTTGTACTTAAGTTCACCATTCTGGGCAGACCAAATCTTGCCTTGGAAGATGAGGTACTTGACACGCTTGTCATCCTTAAGTTTTTCATAGATATCAAGACAGTCAATCCCACCCTTTGGGTCATGGGTTAAATCAACTGCATAGCCTGTATTGTGGTCAGACTTAGGATTCTTCTTTAAATGGGCTGGGGATGGTAGGAGTCCATCGGAGGCTTTCACGCGCTTGGGCTTGATTGCTGTCGCTTGCCGTAGTACCGCCTTGGCTGCAGGGGCAGCCGTTCTTGCAACAAAGGGCTTCATTCTCACTCATTTCTTTACTAATTCAATAACTAATTCATGCAGCATCTCAACCTTTGATTCAAGTCTATTGACAGAATCTTTGAGGCTAGACCCACCATTGGGCTTAAGTTCGTACAAAAAATGCTTGACTAACCATCTGACCGATGCTGCGAAAGCAGACACGATTGCGATTACAGATACGATTAGACCAGCCCAGTTTTGTGGGTTCATTGATTGCGCTCCTAGGAGTTATAGTGTTCGGATAGTTAGATAGGCGATGCCACCAAACC